ACTATTTAAGTTACCATCTTTTCTTTTAACGTTTCGTTTGATGCTAACAAAGTCTCCTCTGTCATCACCTTTATTCTTTATAGTAAGACCATCTTTCTCTGCGAGAGCCTTGTTGTCTGCATCCAGATTACCTACATCAATACTCCATGTACCATCTGAATCAAAGGTTGTGTTTGGGCTGATAATGCTTGCCCAATAAGCTGTTCCACTAATAACACTCATTCGTGTCTCCTTTTTTGGTTAATAAAATTATATTATAGCATAGTTTATGTATCATTGTCAACACTTTTTTTAATTATATCTACGTTAAATAATTTCTGGATATTCATTAGATACATCTTTGAAGCATTATGGTCTCCACCAGATACTTCTCTTTTGTTAGGTGTATTCTTTATAATCTTCTTTAACATATCTGTTTTAAATACCAATGTTCCATACACTTCATCTCCTATACAAAGATTATGAAACCAATAATCTGATTCGGTAGAGGCAATACCACTTGGCTTACCATAGCTTTCAAACTCAATAGCTATGTTGCCAGTCTTCAACCACATACCTCTTTCAGATTTAACTTCTATCTTTTTATCTTGTAGCATGTCAGCAATAATCTTTTCTTTTACTTTACCATACTGTAAATCTATGTCAAACTTTTTTCTGTCTTCTTTCTTTGGTTCTAATGTGTCTCTGCCCATGTTACTCCTATCTTGTAATCGTTATCTAAGGGACAATTTAAATTTAATGTTTTTTCAGTTTGTTTCATAGCGACTTTTGTTATCTTGCAAAACTCATAAACATCTTTGTTGCTAACCTCAAACTGATATTCGTCATGCACAGAGGCAACTAATTTTACATCAAGTCTTTTGTTGTAAACTCTTTCTATAATATGATACAACCATTGTTTACAAATGATTGCACCAGCACCTTGAAGAAGAGTATTTAAAGCTGAATGTTGACTCCTAATTTTTAAAAGTCTACCATCTATAGCTTTTATTTCTCCTTTCTTACTTTGTCTATCTACTTGCATTCTTAATATTTTAAGTGAGGGTAAGTTAGATAAAAAACTATTTATAAGTTCATTACCTTTTTTTCTACCACCACCTACAATCTTACCAATTTTATCAGGGCCAGCACCATAAAGAAAAGCATATATAAATGTCTTTGCTTGTGCCCTACTATCTAGTCCAGCTAACTCCATGTTCTTTGTATGTATGTCTCCATTCAATATCTCATCTGTGTAATTATTATCATTGAGATAATGTGCAAGACAACGTAGTTCTAAGCCACTAGCATCAGTTCCTACTAATTTATATTTAGTAACATCTTCAACAGTCCACAGACCTCTACATGCTTTACCATATGGAGAGTATGTGGCCGGTATTTGTGCCATGTTAGGTGAGTTATGTGCCATACGACCTGTAACAGTTCTTAGTGTCATAACTTTACCACGAACTCTATTATCATTTTCACAAGCCTCAATCCAAGACTCTACCATCACTGCTCTTTTTTGTAATAAAAAATAATTAGAAAATCTTTCTGCAATTAATTTAAGCTCTGGACTTTTAATTGTTTTTAAAACAGCCTCATTAATTATAATATTATTTTTATCAGTGTATTGTTTTGGTTTCCAACCTCTCTTAACTAACCTATCAGCTATCTGTTGACGAGAACCAATATTAAAAGGTATCTCTTTAGTTTTAGTTTTCATCTCTACAATCGTAGGTTCAAACTCTTGCAAAGACCATTGTTCTAAATCATATAAGTCATCTTTTAATTTTGCCAACAACTGTTGTGCTGTTCTTATATTAAAATAAAATCCATTAAGTCTTTGTTGTTCTATTATCCTAGCAATTTTATGTTCAAGTTTAATAGACTCCTTAGAAAATCTTTCACCTTCTTTTTGCAATTCATTATAAACAGCGTGAGTTATTTCTACATCTTGTTTACAATAATCTAACATAGCTTTATTATAAGTAAAGAAGTTTACATCTTCTCCACCTTTAGGCATATTTAATTTTTCACCCCATGCTTTTAATCCATGTCCTTTCTCTCTAATAGGATTAAAAAGCTGAGATAATACTAAAGTATCTGTAACTTTATCTGGGTCTATTCCTGAACCTAATAATCTATTTAATACTGGTGCATCAAAAGTTAAACCATTATGCATAATAAACTCACTAACTTGTTTAGACCAGTTATTAAAACTATACATACTATCAGGGTCAAATACTGTTACAACATTAGTCTCTATATTCTTTGCCACTATACAATGAATCTTGGTAGGATTAAAACCATCTGTTTCAATATCAAGAACTACTTTCATTCTCTTCCTTTCCACACCAGTTACAAGGTTCGCCTTTACCTGTGGCCATCATACTTTTTTCTTCCTCACAATAGTGCTCCCACATTTCAGGTTCTTCCTGTCTTTTGTCTAACCACTCTTCATAACCTTCTATCCAAAGTTGTTTATCTTCTTCTTCTCCCTTATGACCCCAATACACTAAATGAAAAGCACCACAGTTAGGACAAGATAAATTTGTAACTATAGCATGTTCTTCATCATCTTCACAGTCATGGTCACCACCCCATATTAATTCTGTTCCACAATTATAACACTTCATTTTATTCTACTCTCTCTATAAGAACTCTTACATTTGGACTATACCAATTATAAGTTTCTTTTAGCCAAGCACGTTTCTCTCGTGCCTCCTCCAGTGTATATGTGCCCTCTAGTTCTACTGTTCGTTTTACTTCAGGACTTTTATCTTTGTATATTAATTTAAATAACATTTACATTACTCCTTGTGCTTGATTAAATTCATCCTCAAAAGGATTTTCTATTTGTGACATTCTACCAGACTTTTTATCATAATGCAAGAAACAACTTACACCAGTCTCACCGGTGTATCTATTTTTTAATATACGAATTGTTGTAGTACAAGCAATAACATCATCATCTGATTGTTGATTTCTTTCTAAAGCTATCACACTATCAGATAGGTGTGCGATACTTGCACTTCCTCTAAGGTGTGACAGGGTAACTTCTTTTCCATTCTCGTGACCAAGGTCTCCTGTTGGTCTCCTAAGATGTGATACTAATAATAAACCTACTCCTGTCTCTTCAACTAAAGAACGTAGCTTAGTCATCAATACATCTATAGATTTTCTTTCATCTCCATCATCTTGCCCACTTACCAGAATGGATAGGTGGTCTAAAAATATCCACTTACAATCTAAAGACTTAGCCATAAACCTAACTCTAGAAAGTATCTCATCATTATCTATAGAACCAAAGTGGTCAAAGGCAAAGAACCTACCAGAACCTATAGTATCTTTTTGCCATTTGTTTAATTGTTCTCTAGAGAATTTATTTCTTATCTCTTTGATATACAATCTTTCATTGGCCTCCACAGACATAATATTAAAAGCAGTATTCTTTGTGCTTTCTTCTAATGCTAATATTCCTATGTTGTCATTAGAGTTTCTTAAAATGTGATGCATAAGCTCACGCATAATAGAAGACTTACCCATGCCAGCACCGGAAGTAAAGGTAACTAACTCTCCTGTTCGCATGCCATATGTTTTTTCATTCATAGCATTCCAAGGATAAGGTATAGTTTCACAATACTCCTCTTCATACAAAGTATCTCCTAGTTTAGCTAAGTTCATTATACCAGCCGGTGTGTAAGATTCTGCACCCCACCAGCTCTGTACAAACTCTTTTGCTTTGCCCATTTTTAAATATTCATTTGGGTCTTTGTATTCTAATCTAACAATCTTACATTTGTTAGGTTCAAATAATTGTGCTACTTTTTGTGATGCCTCTACACCAGGCTTATCAGTATCAAAACATACCACCACATTTTCAAAACTATTCAAGTATTCTAAGTGCTGTTTGCAATTCTGTACAGCACTTTGAACACCATTCTTTATTGATACTACTGCCCACTTACTACCTAGCATTTCATAAACAGACATAGCATCTATTTCACCTTCAACGATAGTAATATATTTACCACCTGATTTAAATAAATTTTGGCCAAACAATAAGGCATCACTCATATCACCTTGTGACCATATTCTTTTACCTTCTACTTGTCTTACTTTTGTAGCTATGTGGCTACCTTCTCCATTGTAATATTCATAGTAGTGATGAGATATTACTGAACCATTTACTCTTAACTTAGTTCTGTACTTTCTGGCAGTGTCCTCTGATATTCTTCTATCAGTTATACTACCATACTCACCTGTACTTGAAACTTTGTTTTGTATATCTACAACTTTCGTTTCCATTTTTGCCTCTCCTACGTTATTAAATCTTTTCTGACATGAAAAGCAGAAGGCATGCCCATCAGCATGAATGTTATAACCATTTCTTGATTCACCACAAGGGCATTGTCCTCTACTTATCCAATTACTTTTCATTACATCATACCCATTGCATTAGTTAAACCTATGACAGTGTATATGACTGTATACCATAATAAAAATTCTAACAATTTATATTCCTTTCTAATTATTTAAATGTATAATATATCATCATAATAAATACATACAATACCCATAATGATAATAATAATATAAATATATTTATTGTATATTTTATAATATAATTATTAATAATATTATATATATAATTAAATATTATAATAAACTTTTTCATAATGTCAAGAAGAATCTTTCAAAATATCTTTATAAAGTCTTTCTGCTGAATCAATATCTAAACCTATGCTATTCCTACAATCTTGTTTCGCATACATTCTAGCTTCTTCATTAGAACAACCTTCTCTTTTGTACTCTTTAAATAACTTTCGGTACATTCTTCTCTCATCTTTATCCCAAAGATTATCCATTTTAGTTCTCCTAATAATTATATAATAAAAAAAATAAACTTGTAACTAATAATAGTGGGAATATATTATTTGTCCACAAGTATTTTATCTTCTTTGGTTTTTTAAACCACCGACCAGTGGCTCTTAATCTTCTTTCTCTATCACTACTCATCTTTTAAATGTTCTGCATCTGGCATCTCTGCATCTCCTAACCAAACACCATCAGAGTTATTTGTAACACTTTTTCCATTATCTTTTTTTACTCCTAACTCTCTACGCAATTTATAATTCTCTTCATTTAATTGTTTTATTTTAACGTAAGCATTTCTTAATTGTTCTTGTAAATCTCTTACATTTTTTTCTAATATGTTTATAACTACTGGGTCATACATAGTTTACCTCCTTGTTAATAAATAGGCAAGTAGTATTATAAACATTCCTACCACTATGCCTCCTAAAAAATAATATAATATAAATATCTCAGTCATCAATGCACCATCTCAATTCTTACTCCTTCAGCTTGAGCTATATTTAAATTAACTCCCCAAGATTCCAGAGTTTCTAATGCCTCCTCCTTTGTTTCAAACTTTAATATTTTATTATCATCATCTACCAACTGGTCAATAGGCCACGTTTCGTGCCAAGGAATTTTACTGCTTTTTGTGATTTCTTTACAAACTGTTTTTAATTCACTAATATTTTTAAATCTATAATGAGCTATCACGTACATTTTTATCTCTCTTTCTGTCATACTTCTTTTTGTTCTTAATA